GTCAGCGTATGTTGCTTGTAATCTAGCACCTGTACTTAATTGCCATAAACCAGTAATATTACCTCCACCTGCTAATTCTGTAGTAGTAATTTTATTTGGAGCGATATTACCTGTGAATTGAGTTACTGCATTTGCACCTGTTAAGTAGTCAAAAACGTTAGCGTTTGTGTATGTACCTGCAGGATTAAATGACGCACCATTAGCGTACATATATCTGTCACATTTTATACCAAATGCGTTTGAAGTCCATCCAATATTGCCATTTTGCATGGTCCAATTACCCTGTGCTGACCAAGCTCCTACAATTGTGCCTGCTGTGGTGGCTCCACCTGTAGTAATTGAAGTTGTATTTGCAGATCCTATAAATGCAACAGTTAAGTTAGCATTAGCCGCAAATAAATTACCAGATACGTTAGCTGTTGTAACTGTCAGTGAGTTACCAATTATCGAACCATTAGAAGTAATATTACTAGCTACAATATTACCCGTTGCATTCACGTTAGCTAAAGTTGCATTACCTGATGCAGTTGTTGAGGTAAGTGTAATCCAATTACTAGCAACAAGTGTTCCGTCAGCTGGGCAAATACAAAGGGTGCTTGTGTTTGTGTTAAACCATAGTTGCCCCCTTAATGGGTTAGGGGGAGGGCTGGAACTTGCGTAACTTTCCAATTGACGCACAAAATTCTGATCCAATGCCTGTCCATAATTTGATTTATTTCGTCCAGGTAACTGTAATGATGTGCTGGTAGTATTGATAGTACCGTCTTGAATCGTAGTGAGTACAGTACCGTCGCTTCTAATTATTGTATATGCCATGTGTTTTTACTCCAATTTTTTAATTTTAGTATTTATCTTATATGGTAACAAGGTTTGTTAAACTTTGTATACGCACAGTGTAATCTATTTGAATCTGCCTATTTAGGCTTTTTTGAACCGGGTGAAATATCACATGGGTCAAAAGTCTTGTTTGATCATTTCCTGCAGTGTCAGTGCCATAATCAGCTAATAACCCTATCTCATCAAACGTATAGGTTGATTCTAGTTGAGTGCTATTATCAAATGCTGACTGTCCTGCTGGTTCTCCGTAATCGAGGAGACATTGAACTACAATATCACTATAAACTTTACCAATCACATGAGATACTACCATCTTATTCCTAGCTGGGTCAGTATTAAGTACACTGGTATCGTCTACGATCTTTTCATATGTCTGATTGTATAATGCTGCATTTTGCCCTGTAGTGTTAGGTGGCAAATATGTTATAATTCCAGTACTGTCAATACTAGCACCCCCGTTACCAAATGCCATTTTGAAAATACCACCGTAACCTCTATTACTTAGAGTATCCGCTATGGATTCTGACATATTTTCATAATGAATAGCATTCTTTTTGTCTACTAAAATTTCTCCTGTTACAGGGTCAGAAATTTTGACAAATCCTTCTATTTTTAACTGATAATTTATTGTGGACATCAATCGTCGCCTCTTTTTTGTACTAGTACCTCTGAAGTTTTTGGGTCAAAAATCTTAATTGCTGAACTGAAAATGAATCCAGCGTTTTCGTCTGGTTTAGATTCACTCTTTTCTTTTTTTGTGTCTATTTGGTCTTTTTCAGTCATAATATATATTTATCTCCTATTTTTAGTCTCGTTTTAAGAAATTAGCAGGAACAGAATTGCTTATTTGTAGGGGATCCCCGTTGGCTGAGTAATCGTCACTATTCCAAACTTTATCATAATAGAATGGATCTAATACGTCTTTTGTAGACAGACTTAAAACATTGGAGTATATTTCGTGTACCGGAAGAACCGCCGTTCCTTCAGCCCCTCTAACTATATTGGTAATAGTATTTTCTTCAATATTAATACCTCTAAATGTGATTTTTTCACCGTTAATTATAACAGTATCTCCAAATCTTAAAGTGAATTCAAGTATATCATTATCTTCTACCCCAGCTGTAAATATGACTTCTGTTGTAGAATTTACTGTATTTAAATAATAAGAGGTTTTAGCTAATTCTGTTCCTGTTGTGAAATTATATACCGTCAGCAGCACAATATCCACAATGTTATAATTTAAAAAGCAATACAGATTTTCAGTTGTAGTGTTGTAGGAAACTCTAATCTGTTCATAAGTTACATCAACCAATTTTGACACATCTTTGACTGATATCGTAGTATCTGTAGGGAATAACGGTTCTACTAACCATGTTCTATTTTGAATATTACTGTTAGCTATAGTCATTTCACCCTTCTTGTTAACTAGCAATGTGTACCAAAGTTCGTTAGGAGTTGGTGAAGGCATATAACTAGTAACAATAACAGTTTCTCCTAAGGCTATAGGTGACATGATACTAAGCCTATTATTTGGTTGATTAATTCTTAAATTATCAGGAGTAACTCTAGTTCCGTTTATATGTACAAACAGGCGGTTAACATCAACCACATCAAAACTAGGTTGAGTCAATTGTATCGTATCTGAGTATTTCCAAATATAACCGCCTGATCCAGCTCCATTAACAAAGTATGTTCCGTATGTGTTACCAACTACCGGAATACTTAAATTAGTGTCAAGATATAATTCAAATGGATAGTAAGTCACTGCATTTTCTACGTATGTTGGTAACACTCTTACATAAAATATGTTATTATTAATTTCAGGTATGTTTTTTACTCCATCTATTAATACCTGGTCTGTATTAACAAAATTTGGATTAATTGCAGTAGTAATGATAACCGGAGTAGCAGGAGTATTTACATAGTAAATTGGTGTTACTCTTATTGTAGTGGAGCTTTGTGTTACGAAAGACTGATTGGTTGTATCATTAAATGAAGTGACACTGACTATAGTGGTTGCTGCAATCACAGGTAGTATTGTTAATGTGTTCCCGACTATAGTATAGTCAGTAGTGTTTCTTGCTCGTATTCCATTTACCTCTACTACTGCATTAGAGGGATTAGCTCCACTCATTGAATTAGTTAGGGTAAATGTTCTTGGTCCACTAGTGTATTGGAACACCTGTGTTTCTGGCATGCAGTATTGATAATTACTTGATGCGGGACCAAACAATGCATAACTGACATATTCCGTAAGATTATCAATTACAGAGGTAAACACTATTTTTATTCTGTTAGTTGCATCAGGTTCAATTTTATAATCAACGTTGATTACCTGTTTGATTCCATTTACATAGACCAATGGATATAGATAAACGCCATCTTTATATGGGTAATTTGTATCAATGTAGCTTACATTATTTGTAGTATCTAACTTAATAGGAGTTGTATCAGATGTACCTTTAACCTCTTGGTTTCCTCCGCCAATATCATAAACCTCAAAATAAATTTGTTCTGTAGAACTTAGTGTCCCTGTTAAAGTCACTGATTTATTTACCCAATCAATAGACTGTATTCTTGTCAAACTTGTTTGTGTTGGAACATCGTTGACACCATAAATTCTTGTTGCTCTTGTGTTTGAATTAGATACAACATAAACTGCGATCTGCGTTGGATATTTTGATACATTTCCAAAGTAAAAACCTGTTGTTTGTGCTAAGTCAAGTGTAAGTCCAAGAACATTAAATCCAAAATTTTCATAGGTAGCTGGATCCCAAAGTGATCCAGGTGTCGTTTTTACAGTTAATTGCAAGTTATCTGACACTATTGAAGGAATCATTTCTTCAGGACCGTATCCTGATAAGAAAGTTTCTCCCTTAATATTATATTCAGGTTCGTCAGCAACTAAGAAAGAAATATTTTCCCAGTCTATAACATTAGTGCTTCTTAGTATTGTAGAATTTTCACCAACCACAATAAAATATGTTCCGTCAAATGCGATTTCATTTAGATTATTGATAGATATTCTAGCAGTTTGATTCCAAATCAAACCGTCACCGCTGTAAAGTATAAATCCATTATCACATATTAAAACATAAGTGTTAAGTGCATAAATCCCATGATTAATCTGTTGGTTGAATGCTGGTCCTAATATTGTTGCTGCAGTCCAATTACTTGCATTTGTTGACCAGTATATTTTACCGTTATCTCCTGCTGCTACAATTTTAGTTGGTGAACTAAAAACTACATTAAGATTAGAATCAAAAGTTTGATTTGTATTGATCCACGTAGTGCCATTAAAACTTATAATTACTCTGGCTTGATTAGAAAAAACAGGAGATGGAGTGTTTTCACCTTCAATTATAGATGTGCCATTACCTACCGCTATGAATCCCTCAAAACTTAAACTACTAGACCCTGCTACATAGGTGACAGAGTTAAGAACATTTGGTAATCTACTACCAAAACTAAATCCTGTTCCCCAAGCAGTAGCATTAATACTACTTAAAATATTATTTCCTACAGAAACATAAGTGTTGTTATAATAAACAACATCATATAATTCGTCATTTGGAGTTTCTACAGATAACGTATCAAATCCTGTAACATCAAATGGTGCATCATCATATACAGTATAAGATCCTACACTTACCCAATTAAAGCCATCATAACTTATTAATAATGGAGCACTATCATTTTGAGCAGAAATTACATAAAAAGATCCTGAATATATTAAACTTGTAACATTTATTGGAACGTCACTTATCTTTTTAAATAGCCAATCTCTTCCTGTAGTGCTATAAAGAATTGTTGCGTAGGTAGGTGTATTCCCTACTGCCACATATTTGCTTCCATCAAACACAACACTTTTTATATCAATGTCTGAAGGGTAAAAAGGTTTTCCTTGTAAATTAACATCTAACTCAATGTTCTCATCAAAATTATTACCTAAATTTGTGCCATTAGGATATTCTAATCCTGTCATTAACAATGGTAAATATTTACCGGGCATGTTAACAGTTGGCTGGTAATATGTAACAATTCTATCTAACGCATTGATGTATGGATAGTCACTTTGTAATAACTCCCATTTAGCTAAATCAAAAGTTGCGTCCGTATTTGATACTATACATTTGTACAATTTATTATTGTATGCTACTAGTGACGCTGCAGGAGAAGCGAACGGCTCAGGATAAAATCCAATGTCTCCAGTAGTGAATATGAACGGATTAGACATTGTGTTCTTAACCGGATCTGTGAGTATAGAATTGTTGTACAGTCTAACCTGTGTTGGACTTATTGGCACTGTATAATATTCTGCATATGCATTAGAACAAATTCCTGTAAGTTTATAGAAAGTTATAGCACCGGTAAGAGCAAAAGTAATAGTTATTATTAAATCGTTAGCCGGGGACGTGCCACCTAGCGATGTACCAGGAATAGTAATTGTATCTCCTGTACTGTAGATATTTCCAAAATCTTTTATGTCAATAGAATATTCATTTAAAACAGTTTTGCCGTATATTCTAGGACTAGTAACCCAAATAATTGCACCTCCAGATCCGGAATCATCGTAAATGTACGGTGTCGTTAATCTCGCTGACTTATAAAAATAAAGTTTTGTTTTATTTAAATAACCAGGAGATAAACTACTATTTGCATAGTTTAGTGTAACAATAACATTGTTAGTGCCAGATTCTGTAGTGACTGCTGAAATAGGGATAGTTGCTCCCTGTAGGCTTGATGTAACTACAGTAGACGGTACACCTTCTACCGAATAAGTTAGAATTGATCCAGCGAGTGTAGTGGTAAGCACTGTTATAGTACAACTATTCGTAGGTGCTACACCGCCTAAGTCATTACCTGAAATTGTAATTACATCATTAGGTGCATAGCCTAAACCACCACTGTTTACATCTGCAGTGTAAACTCCAAGATTGTTTCCAGAGGAATAAAAGTTTGGTGGTTCATCTTCATTTCCATAAATCCATGCGTACACATCAAATATAGCGTCGGATCCTCCAGCTGGACTAACCGGTCCTGAAACAGAGGTGTATGGTATAGCTGTTGCTAACTTACTAGCATAACTTGCATCGTTGCCAATACTATTGTAAGTTGAAATATAGAATTGGTTAGGCTCCCAAACTGTTACCTCAGGTCTATAGCTAGTTCTATCAAATTTTAAGACAGGAGTGATCTGTCTAGTAGGTGCATTACTTGACATTGGAATTAATCTAGCACCCAATGTTAGAACATGATCATTGCTTACGCTTCTACCCTGAATTAAGGGCAGTCTATGAGTATCAGTTATTGCATTAATTTTTGAAATATAAAAAGCTATTGCAGTTGGTCTATTTTGATTTGCCAATGTCACTTCTGGTTTTTGTAAGCCATATTCAATAAGTCCAATATAGTAATATTGTTTATCTATTAAGCCTAAAATAGGTAAAGTATTATTACCTTTCTTGTATTGCAATAAATCTCCAGTTTCAAATAACTCAAATGGAACATTGACAGTAAAATTAGTGTAATTTATATCAGCAGTATCAAAATAATGTTCTATCGAAGGTTCTACTATTAATTCAGGTAAAACTTTGTATCCTTCGCCCGCATTCAAAACTGATACATTAACTACTTCGTCCCCTGATAGTTGCGCTTTTAATGATGCCTGTACTTTTGGAGCAGGAAAAACTGATGTATCAACATAGGTAATAATATTAGGTGGTTCTGTATACCCTCTGCCTGAATATAAAACACTGACTGCAGGTAAGTCTATATAAATTGTTGCTCCTGGCATATGATCAACAACTTGTGTGTCTAAAGCACCACGTGTCAACCCAGATAATACACCTAAATCTCTATCTACATTAGTGTAACCAATGTATTCATTGTCAATTTTAATGACACCTGTTACAGGATAACCAAATGCATTATCTACTACAATTATTTTAGTTGCAACAGGAACATATTCTTTTAATAACCCTATCAAATAATTTGATTTACCTTGTAACTTGACTCCGTAGTTGTTAAACCATTGATTATATTGAGGTTCATTCCATATCGTATCAGATGCGTTATATTGAGAAGCAGCAGTAGTTTCACTAAAAACTAATTCTGGTGTTACAAATGATTGTAGTTCACTATTCCATTGTGCTGGCAAATCAAAATCTGTGATATCCCCGTCATAAACATTAGTTTTAGTATATTTTAAACTAAAGTCTTTTAATTTTACTCTGTAAGGTTTAACTTCGTTAATATAACCATATAAGAAATCTTCATTGTCTCTTTGGAAATTCTTAATCTGTTCTAACTCTCTCAATGTGTGATCAACGTCTAAGAAAGAAGTTTTATTTAACCAAGGTAAATAGTTACCAAATTCATCACTTTCTGTAATAATATAATTAAAGAGTAAAATCAATCCTTGATTTCTGTAAATTAGTAAATTTTCAGTAAATACTTCTTCGTTTAATCCACGGATTATGTAGTAAGTTTCTAAAGAAGGGAAACTATCATAAGGTTCGCTATCAAAGAAACTATCACCAAATCCTATTCCATTTATAGTATAATCATAAAGAGAACTTTTTATTTGTATAGTTCCTAATTCTAATCCTATTCTTTCCCAATTACTATTCTTATAAATGTAAACTTCTCTTTTTCCGTTACTGTTTGTATTAACTCCAGCAATCATATTTTCATATGGAGTTAATTTATCCAAATCATAATATTTAGATACATCAATATCAGTGCGGGTAGAATTGGAATAGCCCTCTGCCCACCAATTTACATATTCCCAATAATCATTTGTATCAAAATTGTCACCGGTAATAGTGAAAAATGCCGGAGCATTAGCACCAGTAAGAGCAACTCCACCTAAGGACAAGAAACTAGGATTTTTAAGTTCAGTAATAGGAAACTGTAGCATCACTCTATTAGCGAACTGTACGTAATTTTCTAATGCATTTAGTCTATTATAGAAGAAGCTTTGGTTAGGTCTTAAACTTGTTCCAGTTTGTAATAATCTAGGTAATAAAGGGTTAGGAACAGACTGACCTTGTGCATCCACACCGGCAAAGCTATCTAACAATTTTTGATATAAACCATCCGGTCTTACAAGATTATTGTATAGTGTAGGTAGTCCAGGTAGAAAGTCCTCTGCGTAGCCATCTCTTATTAATTTAAATTCTGTGTGTGCAACATCACTGCCACCATTTGATTTGTAACCTAAATGTAAGCTTGTAAAATTAGAACTTATAAATTCAAAGGCATTGTATAAAGCAAATACATTTTGCTTTAGTGGAGCTAAAAACGGAACTCCTGAAGTGATTGGGTTCGCAATATAAGACGAAATTATATTATCAGAAAGCTTTTTATCTTCTCTTAATATGTCGCCTATATCTTTGACCCAGTAGTAATACCTTGTGACTACTGTGCCGCCATCTACTACTTCATACAGGGTTGTGTACGCATCAATATCATATACTGTTCCAGCACCAGTGTAATTAATTGGTAATACATCACTTTGAATCCATGTGTACACTGAAACTGCGCTTCCTGGAAATACTGTTCCCCAGTATTTGCTATTATAAACGGTATCATTTTGGTGATAGTCTATGAATTTTGTTTGTGATGTGTCAAACCATAATTTACCTATATAGTCTTGACCCCATACAACTTTTCTATTATTATTGCTATTATATCCTGCAGGATCTGTACTTGAAATATAATCAAGATTTTCTCTAACTACCCCTAAAAGTTTACCTTGTAGTGGATCAATATAATCTAAATTAACTATGGTTAAATTATTTAAATTGTTATATATTGAAACGATATGTAGCTTTTCAATATCTACTGTATTGGTTGGGCTTCTATAAATTGACCAGTTTGGTTTATTAGCAGTGTTTCTAAAAATATTCACTCGGCCATTAACAGTACCAGTTAAATAGTTTGGTGATCCAATAATAACGTTATAATTGTTAAACGCAATATTATTTCCGTAATATGGCGCATTACCTACTGTAGTTATTGTATCGTTTACTAACTGTCCAAGAACAAATTTTCCTATATTATCAATACTTTCATTATATGTACCTAAATAATCATATACATATGCTGATCCTGAATCAAGTAATACTTCAACAAAAACAGTAAAGTTATTGTCAAAAATTGTATCGTTGGTATAATCCTCATCATCTGTAAAATCAAAATAAGTTTGAGTATATCTATTACTTGTTGGTGCTGTAATTACAACTGAATTTGATTCATTAAACTTTATTGCAGTACCATACTGAGTATTATTTTGTATATTAGGATCATGTAATTCTTGTGTCTTTTTATAATAAGTGATACCCAAACTTGCAAAATTTGCTTCTGCAAATACTGTTAGGTTTAACTTATCTTCAATAACATTTAAACTCTGATTTATCAACTGGATAACCAATTTGTTATCTACCGTTTTAGATGCTACTACATTTGGAATATTTGCTTCATTGATTGCCGTAATAGCATTATTAATTCCAGTAGACGGTAACGTTACTAGATAACCATTTATTAAAATGTTTATTTGACTTAATAAATTATAGGCGCTTGTTCCTGTAATAATACCAAACTTTTTACCAGCATTTGTATATCGTAATACAGTGCCTTCTGTTCCGGTAGCATCAACAATATCAAATGGTGAACCAATTAACAATTCATTACCTAAATTATTGTTGCTTAGTCCTTTTCCGTATAATATACCTACACGTGGATTAGTAACTTCACTGTACCCTACTAATGTTTGACTTAAAATAAAATCGTTACTTTCTACAACTATTAAGTCTCCTGCCTTAAGTACAATCTGTGGCAGAATAGTTAAAATATTTGTAGATATGGTATAAGTGCTATTATCTAAAACAGTACCATTTAGTAATACAGTTACAGAATTTGTCGGAGTCCACGCTAATGTAAAATCAGTTGCTATTGTTTGTATTGGAGTAAATCTATTTTCAAATACCTGTCTTACTCTATTATAAACATAAACAGCACCCGTATCAGTAAATGCACTAAAATCTTGATTAGGTGCACTTACAAAAAGTTGTGTTCCATTATAATTTGTAGAAATATTTGTACCAAAATTTGTTGCTGAACCCGCATCCGTAATTGTCGCTACGCTAGTGTAGTTGTAATATGCTCTGTATACAGTAGTACCTGAAGCTACGTTAGAGAAAAAATTTCCTTCAATAGTAAATGTTGTTATATTGGCGCTAGAACTATAATCACCTGTTATTATTTTATATGTTTGAGTACCTGTTGTATTAGAAAAACTTACCATTTGTCCTTCTAATAACAATGATCTACGGTCTCCTGATACTTGAAATTGTGTTCCGTTTGCTACAATTGCTGAGGTTAGAGTATAACCTATGCTAGTATAAGTTAAATTTGTATTTTTTCTATATACAAAAACCTGTCTCGTAGAACTTTTGCTTACAAAAAAGTAATTACAATCATCTGACATTACAATTTTATCTGTAATGCCACTTATATTGAAAGAATTTTGCAATGCTACTGCTTCAATTTTTTCAGTTTGTACTAGTTCATAAATGTAGGCTGTACTTGTCGATGCAGATTTTAGTATTGCTAAGAAATTTTGTTTTTTATCCATGCTAGCACCAAATCCAGTTGGACTTGATGATAGTGTAATTGTTTCGTCTAAATTCCAAAAATTTATGCTTGATTCATATTTGTATCTATAAACATTTCCTGCACCCGAGTCTGCTAAAAAGTAACCTAATTTTGTATCATATGCAACACTACTTCCAAAAGAAGTTGTAGGTGTAGGTTTAGTAAATGTTGTAGCACCTTGATAGTTTATTGCTTTTCTATATACAGCCCAAGTACCGTCTATGTTTTCATCTACCCAAACTGTGCTTAAAACGAATTCCGTGTCAACTAAATTAAGATTACCTATATCTTTTGGAGAATTTACTCTTTGATTTTGTAATTTAGATACGATGCCACTTCCTTCTACGTTTGAAAGTGATAATGGTAAACTTAAATCTATAATTACGGATGTTGCGTTACTAGTTCTTATTATGATATAAAATCCATCAACAAAAGTAGAATAGTTTAGTATGAGAATAACGTCATTTGTAGATAAGTTATGGGGCTTATCAAAAATCACAGTACATGTACCATTTAAATTATTGATTACATTTACAATGGACACAGGTGATTCAGGATTTAAAGAGATTGTCGCATAAACTTTCCAATTACCCTGAAAGTCTGCTATCCAAATATATTGATTTTTTAATATGTCATAAATTGAAACTGCATTTTGATTTAAATTGCCTACTCTAAACGAATGTGCTACAACATCTTCAAAATTTACATACCCTGCAGAAGGTAACTGATTCATTTTATAAGATGGTAATAATGGTAATATGTTTATACTTTCAGGAACTCTACCATAGTTTGTTAAGCCATAAAGAGGAACTTCTTGCATTGATCCTTCTTCTGCTATTCCATTTATAATACTGACTATAGCAGGATTACCATTTAGTTTTTGTTCTTCTAATTTGAATTCAATGTAATTTTGATCAAGTACACCACCGTAAAGTCCTATATTGATTGCCCAATTTTCATAGGTAGTATAGTTGATTACACCCGTTTGCAACGTGATATTTTGAATTGCAGAAGTAGCCTGTTTGCTGCCCTTTTCAACAATCATTGTTTTATAAAGATTTACCTGAGAGATATCGTCTAAGTTTGCAGCGACTAGATATTCTCTTGGTCTATATCCTATTAATGAAAAAGCCAAAAGATCGGCATCGTTTTCTAGATTAGCTTTATATGAATCATAATATAATGTGCTTTCATATGCTCTACTACTTGCATTAGGTAACAACCCTTTTTGTATTTCATCATAATCTACTTTTACCCACAATCCCTGCTGGAAAGTTGCGGAGGGTTGAATTATCTCGTTTGAAGCATAGTAATTATTTTTATATTTTACAATAACACCCTTGGTGTATTTTGTATTTGCTTGCCATTCTACAACATTATCCTGATTTAAAATAAAACCCTTTGTATCAACTGTTCCGTCCCAAATAGCTGTTTTTGCACCTTTCAGTAACATACGATATTGTCTTAATCCTGTATTTGGATCGTATATCAAATCGTTAAATAAGGTTACATTGTCAAATACAATTGCATGTTCAATGTTACTTAAATTCGCATTAAAATAGGAAATAGTATCATCAACTTTTATTGGTATAGCAGAAAATTCTACTCCATCACGAACAATTGACATGTCCTTAATTTGTATAGGAATCAAGTTTTGATTTAATGCATAGTTTTGATCTTGTATGGTAAGTGGCTGTACAATTGAATTTTCTTTATTAATTGTAATTTGTTTAGCTAAAGGATTAATATTTAAAATAGATCCTGTTTCCCATCCTGCTTGAATCCAAACAAGAACCTCTTGAATCATTTGATTCCAATTTAAAATTAAGTTATTTTCAACTTGATCAAACAATAGTCCTTGAGAGCTTAAATAATTACCGTATGAATTAATAAATTCAGCAAGTGCTTGTGGGGTTGTGAATTCAGTGCTGTAGGGCACAACCACAACTCTTTGACTAAAGTTCTTAGAAACTTTTACCGATAATGATCCCGAAGTAATGGTGTCATATTTTCCATTAATAATAGGTGCCAATACTTTAAAGTAAATTTTATTCTGACTATTTCCAAATACTTGATATCCTGTATCTGTTTTCTGAATTATTACTGAACTATAAATTATAGAATCAAAGGGCTGATTTTCATGCAATAATACAGTGTAACTTTCATCTGGTATCAGTAGACTGTTGTTTTTGCTATTTGGAGATCCCTTGTCTACATAAAATTTTAACAGTTCCTTATCACTGAAGCCAGCTAATCTGTAAACCAATCTTACGTCTAGGTTGTTTAAATATTGATTTAAAATGTCATAACCTGAGTTCCCACTACTTTGGATGTAGTCAACAATCCAATCTAAGTAACTATGCTGCGCCACTCCGCTACCATATAAAACTGAGCCGCTAGATGTAAATCTAAATTTATCGTTGACTAGATACTGATTAAATTCAGTATTATACTTGTAACTATCTAAATTTTCACCCAAAGCAAAAAACTTTGCAGGCTTACAAAGTGCTAGAATTTTGACTAAATCAAATGGCCAAGAACTACTCTTTAAATAACTATATTCTGCAGGACCCCAGTCTCCAACTTTCCAAGGTGTTTGAAAGGTCAGCTCATCATAATTGCCAATAACTGAATTCATTGGGTCAACAAGATTACCTAAGTCATTAACGGGTAAAACTTTAAGTAGACCAGGTCTTTTTCTAGATTCAATTATAACAGGGTTACCATTATTATAATCGTATCCGTTCTCCATATCAGTCCATAGCACTAAGTTATTTTTAGTGTACGGTGGTAAACCATAATAACTATCCCACCAACTAGGCTTATTTGTATATCCTATCATCTCCCAAGGCGTAAGATTTGGCGTTGTGGTGTCAAAGAACCAGTTATATAAACCTTTCCAATTACCACGTTTTACGACCGTATTGTCTAATCTATTTGTAGCTTGATAATAGTTATAGGTGTAAGAATTAGTTGACACATAGTATTGTGACTTATAATCTATTCTATTTTGACCTACCCAGTTTAAGAAAGATAATGAATAAAGTTGTGCAATTTCATCATAATTATAATTTGTTTTTCTAAATTGTCCAGGTAACACTTCATCACTTGATATTGGAATTTTAGAACTAACTTTAATGTTATTATAAATTCTACATTCAAATTCAAAAATTACTTGATCTCTATAATCATTTAAATACCCATTTTTGTAAGTTCCGTACAATGTTGTTAGTGAACCATCATGTCCTTTTATAAACCATGTAGGATTAATATAAGAGGTATCATATATCACTTCAGGGACAGTTGCGGGGTAGAATCCTAATTTTGTAGGTGTGTTAGGGACATAACTTCCGTAAGTTTGGTTATATTCATTAACTACAAGTACATCACCAATAACTAAATCTGTGTATACAGTAAGTAAAGGTTCATCTGAACTTATAATATAGTCTATACCTTTAATTAGTTGACTTTCAACTAAAACTCCTTCAACATTTCTAACAAGATAAACTAAAACACTATTGTAGTTTGCTGATGTAAAATCATATATTTTACTTAATGAAAATTCAGACTGATTTACTTCTGCGTTAAAGGTATACCTATTCGTAATATAAGCACCGCGACTAGGCAACATGTCTGTCCAAAAGAACGAATTACTTTGTGTTTTGTATGAAGTAATTTCATTTATGGCATTATCTAAAATCGTAGAAGCAATTTGATAACTTTCATATGGAGTTTTGTTAACTACATCAACTAGTAAACTTTTAAATTTTACATATTCGGTTGAACTAAAATTTAACGCATCAATTATATTATAATTGGCATTTTTTAAAAGTGCTCCTGCAAAAGACAACGGGGCACTATTTTGAATTATCTTTGTTCCATATCTAACTAAATTTGGTAAATCTCTATAATTATTAGAACCAAATATTTGACCTTGTATCTGTTTACTATTAGTGCAAATACTTAGATAGTGATTTTTGATGTCTCCTAAAGCAGCACTCTTTATTTCTGAATTAAAAATGTTGTTTTCTAAATTTGTAGGAACAGTAAAATATGCACTTTTACTTACTGAATCACTATAAATTAAAATTTGAATTGGTGTCTCAATGATTGGTACAGCATTTAATGTTACAGTTGTTATATTATTTTCTACTGTATATGTAAAGTCAGTATCAAATAAAACATTATCTCTTACGTACACCTGTACTACTGGCCAAGCAGTTGATTCAACTGATTTTGCTGGTATATCACATATAAATGTAGGTTCACCATTAATAGGATTATAATTAAACGTAAATGCCTGATATTGAAAACTCTCTGATATAGCGGTTTGCCACCCTAATTCTCTTGTATATGTTTCTCTATCAGAGTAGTTGTAAACATATCCTTCATTTACTTTTTGCGTAGTTGGTATGCCATTTAAAACATAATTAAATTCATCTGTGTTATAAGAAACTGTAAATTGAATGTCACCTATATTATTAACAGAGCTATACTTTAAAGGAAACCCTAAAACTGGATCGTCATTACCAGTTCCCACTGCATATTGAAATAACGATGAACCAATGAAGCTACTACTATTGTAATAATCCGTATCCCCAAAACTTAATCCATTTTTATCAAATATATCAAACAATGGTGGTTGATTAACAGTCGTTTTTAGTTGCCCTGCAATCCAATTTACACCATCAAACCAATAACTATTACCTTTTCTATTTTCTCCTAATAGCACCACAGTTTGATCAAGATCAAATATGTCACCATCTGCTAGTTTAGACAAAGTAATTACAGGTGGTGATTGAGTAATTAAAACGTTACCAGTTGCGTTATCTAATTGAATAAAAGATGATAAATTAGGATCAGTACTTAGACGTATAGAAGTAGTATTAGGTTTGTCATATACATAATATTTTGTAAATGCAGTTAAATTACCTATATCTTCATTAAGTGACACTAAACTACCTACAACAAATTGTGTTGAATCAGTAACTGTAAGCCTGTCAGTTGACGATGAAGTAGAACTAACTACAGTTGATGTTTGTGTAGCTATTGAAGTGGATACAAAACTAACTCTAAAAATTTTATTTCTTACGTTTACATCATTATCGGCACTAAAAACTACTCTACATCCATTGAAAAGACCAAAACTTGATCCGTCAGGATAATACTGTAGTTGACTAGCTACTTGAGTAAATGCGTCTGTCACAGTAACATCAAAATAATCAACAGGACCTTTGGCTTGAGTGCCTAAATTAAATAACTTTAAGTTAGGATAAAATTCAATAATTGGTCTTTTACCTCTGGCTTCATTACTATTAATAACATTAAGTAAATTTTGGCTATTCGTATGTTTTATTGTTTCTTGTATAACCTGCGAATGAAACCATCTGTTACCACGTGACCATGCATTTAAATTAGTTGCTGCTCTACTAATTGTGATGTAGTCTGGAGTTATGGGTGACTCAACTATGTCTGAATAAGGAGCTATGTCGTAAGGTGAAGCATCATATGGTTCATAAACACTTTGAGAATATGATTCAGGAGTTACTAATGAAGAACTAGCTACAAGCTTTATACTTGACCCTACCCCCTCTACATAGTATTGATCACTCTTATATTTTTCTGGTATAACATCTCCTGAAAAACTTATTTTAAGGCCGTTTGTGAACTTTACATTGTTAGGTGAGGTGTAAGTAGCTTTTCCTAAAATATTGGTTTCAACATTAATAAAATTTGCTTCATTATTGTCTATGATTTTTATTACGCCATATTTTTTATTATTTTGACTATCCTGATAATAAAGCGTATCCAGTGGAGCTGTCACTTCAGGAATTAATTGTATTTCCCCTGTATTCAAACGTACAAATTTTTTAGAAATGTATTCGACCCCTGCTAATACGGTAATGTTTGTGTTTTGAGGTATTACATTGGTATACGTTAAATTAATTATTGGATCACCGGGAATGTCAGTTTCTTCGTATTTTATTTTAAAGAAATATTGATTTACATTCACGACAGTTGCAGCATCATATCCTTCTGGATTTACTGTATCTTGATCGAATCCTAAATTATCGTAAAAAGTATCAATTGGTACTAGTTGAAGTGCAGAAGATCCAAAAAACATTAAAGTTTTATCAAGTAAATTAGTAGCACCGTCTATACTACCAATAGTACTTAATCTCTGTCCATGTATTAATTCAAATGGCTGATCACTTACTAAATCTACATTTAAATTTCCTTGATAGTTTTGATTTTGTTGTGCGTCTGATAATGGTACCTGAAAGGTTATTACTCCTTCAGATATCCCATTATTTTCTACTCCGTACACATCTCTTGAACTAGTATTTGGTCGATTAATAATTGTTCCGGAAGTTCCTGGAATAGTTTGAATCCAAAATTGTGAGGTTTGATCTACATTAAAATAGTAAGTACCGCCTCTCAACAACGTGATGGTTGGATTAAATTCTTCAATTTGAAAATTGTCCTGCACAAATGTAAATTCGTTGACTTGACTTTGTACATCAAAAAATGAAGTAAGATTGACTGGCAATGGCTCAATGTTGACAACATCAGGACCAAAAGGTAACCAATAGTATTGACTATAATTTGATAACTTGTCGAGATTTGCAAAACTATCCCAACTGTAAAACTGATTATCAAATAATAACGAATTATTTGTAACTGGGGAGCTTTGTAATCTAAGAGCATCAATGATTTCAGGATATGTTATAAAATCTATTGCCCTAGATGTGTCACTTTTCTTAAAAACAATAGCAGGTTCTAATTGATAATCGGTGCGTGTTTTATTAATTTCAGGTATATAATAAGAATTTGGAGTTAACCCATACTCAAATCGTCTACCTATATAACCCTGTAGTTTTTCTAAATCTTGTTGTTGTACTAGTTGGTCTAGCGTGGCGGATAAGAAGTTATCATTCGGGGTCGTTTTAAATATTTCCGGAAGAAAATCAATTGTTCTAACTTGCGCTACCATATCTTTTTCTCATTTTAAGGTTGTAACTGTTCAGGTGTAATCGCTGAAATTATAACTATATCATTTGATTGCGCACCATTCACGAATATTTCGTAGGGAGCGCATCTTATCTCATACAGGTCGCCAAAAGTTAATGCAGGATCTTTAGGAACTAGAATAGCTGAACTAATTAGTCCATTTAAATTAGTATGCAAATAAGCACTTAACTCACTGAAGAAGAACGTGTCTCCAAAATCCCAATTATCTATACTGAAATAATCATTCATTGCGGTTAAAACCGCAGAACGAACCTCACTATCACTTGCAGTTGTCAGGCTAGATTTGATTACTTTAATAGTTGCCTGTAACTGAGGGGCTGCTTTGTCACCAAATAATGGTTTAAATGTAACACTGTTGAATACGACCGTATCGCTAAGCATTTTGTAATCATTTACTTTGTTATATTCTTGAGACAATTGCTCAACTGTAGGTTTAGCAGGTTCTGATATTGTTCCTGTAGTGTCTTTTATCCAATTAGTATAAGATGTATAATATGCTAAAGTAACAACATATAAATCAATTATGTTTGTTGTGCCTGGATCTATTCTAGTAGTATTATTACTCAAATGATTATATTGGAAAAACAAACTTTGTCTGCCTGTTAGAGCAGTGTAGTTAGTTACCTCAGTTAAATTTATAATGTTTAAAGAAGTAGTATCGGATACTGATTTGTAAAATTTATTTTCACTAAATGCGTAAAACACTTGTCCAACTGGATATTCATACTTAACTACTTCAACATCATTTTTATTAGCATATATGTAGTTTATTAAAGTTGGTTCAGTTAATCCGTTTCTCGTAAGGTAGTTTATATCAGTTACAGTTTCAATAAAAACAAAATATGCTGTGTTAGTAGAGTTAAAAGTATAACCTGTGATAGTGCTGAAAAAATCTGGATTGTCTATCAATGATGAGTTTTTTGAATCCAAACTACTTACTTCAATTGAATAATCATCTGGATAGCCATCACTTTCAACTGTTTGACCAACAACGTTTAAATTAAAATCTTCACCTAAAATAGAAAGTGTGTTTGGTGTTGTGTTGGTTTTTAAAACTTTTACTTTATCGTATGCTAGTGTTCCTGTTAATGGATCAAATATTATTTTTTCAGAATCAAAAGTAAATCTAGTGTTTTTTACACTTCCAAAATAATAAGTAATCGCTTTGCTCGTAATGCGATAAGCCCCGCTACCTAAGCTTTCAAATTTAATAAGTGCGTCAGGTCTGTTGTAATCTCCCAAAAACCATCTATCAACATTAACTGGTAAACTGTTTACATAGTACAATGAAAAACTTTGTAGGTTTTCAAAATAATCTAATACAAGTTGCAGTATTGGGGTTGGTAATATGTTGTCAAAAACAGGTATGATGGTATCTAAAATTGCACCAGTTGACACGAACTTACTTAGACTTACGGGTCCCAATCCATTATATAGATTACCTTCTCCACCATTAAATCCATCATCAACTACGTTTAATACGTTTACCCACATAAAGGTATTATTAATAGACGGGGCTGCGCCTGATACCAATCTGTCGTTTTGGAAATAATAACCAGATGGTGCAACGAATTTTAATAATGCGCCTGCAGTACAATACTTCATATTGTATGCATTATAAATTCCTGCAGCTACTGGACCAGCTAAATTCTCAAAATATCCAGTTACTAATGTACCATCATAACTTGTCTGATTCCAAGTAGTTACTCCATCACCTGATGCAACATTGATACTATATCTATTGGCGTTTACTACATAATATTGGTATAAATTTCTATTAGAAATAATTTCTAAAATTTGATTACTGAATAATCTATTCGCCGACCCTGAGGATTGACTCGTATTAAAATCATAGAACTTATCATTTGCATTATAGTATAATGCTCCATCATCGGCAAAACTTGTAGTACTAGAATATTTCCCAGTTGGATCAAGTAAATCAAAATTTCTAGAAATACCAATTGAGCTTCTATTCAACGCCTTTGTTTTAATTATAGAACTGTATAATGTGTATGGAAAATTATTATAATCTTCTCCGTTAACCATTCTGTTCTGCGCATAAAAATGCACAGGAGCTTTGGCTTTAATATCCCCAATTGATTCTCTTGACTGTGCATTGTTGACAGGCTGTGTAAGTTCAACAGTTAATGTTAATGTTTCAATACGGTTAAATTTACTTACATAACTGAATGTTAATGTTGTGTTTGTTAGTTCTGCTGGATCAACTGCATATTGTAATCCATTACTTGATCTTACATATGATCTAAATGAGCCAACTGGAATTTCACTGAAAACGCCATCACCAAATATATAATTTACCTGATCATTAAATCTTGATGTTACAGAGAAAACAGCTTTTCTTGAGTTTTCTTCACGTAAGTATGTGTTAGCGTACAGATTTTCAACTTGTAACCAGTTTAGTAATTCATTAGTTGTAGGATCTATTTTATATAACCAAGTATCTGTATTGTTAACACCTTGTATTTCTCCAATAGGAATTACCTGATTTGCGATTTGTTGATTTAGTGTAAAATCAAAATTAATTAACGACCCTTGTTTAAAATATAAGAAAAATCCAGTGTTTAAACTACCGTAACCTAGTTTATCATTTCTGTAAAGTATGTTAAACGTTCCCTTTGGATTAGGTGGAATTTCGTAAACATAGGTTTCGTTAAGTGACGTTGCACTTACACACTCAAAATTCATTGTGACGCCACCTACAGTTGCATTAAAAGGTATTACTGGTAGAACAGTGTTTGGTATTCGTAAAGTGTATTCTTCAGTTTTAATATTTGATATCTCTTGTGTGTTACCAGGTCTACCAATTCGTTGGCTATCAACTAATGTGGCATTGATTACAGAATTAAATTGTTCTAACCAATTTGGATTCGCTGGATCGTTCCAAAAGATAGGAATGCCTGCAAGCCCTAATCCATTAATATCAATAACATTTTCAGTAGTTGTGATACTAGTAATTTTTAAAAAGCCCTGAGCAGCGTTGTTACGCTTAGGATTGTAGTTAACTAGGTTTGCAAGCTTAATAACACTGTCTCTGCGTTCTGCAGTATCAATGAAGTTTTCACGTGTGTTTAAGTCATCCCTAAATGCTACAGCCTGACCCATAAAGGCTATAACGTCAAGTAGAGCTATGAATTCACTGCTTTCTACATAATCGTTAAAGGTTTCAGGGTAGTAAAGGCGTAAATAATCTATGAAACTTTTTCTTAAAGTTTCATAATCGTAGCTTTGAAAATTTGCTTGACTGTATGTTTTATAAACGGTTTTCCAGTCATTTACGCCAAAAATTGTAGCCTGTCTTGAACTTGTAGCCATACTTTTTATCTCTTTTTAATATTTATCTAATCTGAAAACGCACTATTTTCAACGGTTATTTAATGATACAAGACCGCTACCTCTATCAAAGTTCAATTGAAGCAACTGAACTAGATTAGTAGTTGACACAGCCATTTCAATTTCTGTTAAAAACCCATTTTCATAGGGGTAAGTAGTGATTTTTCCTAAGATTATTCTAGGATCCAACGCTGCGATTCTGCGTATTTCGTTATCAATTTGAATTTGAACTTCCGGTATGTTAGGTTCAAATATATAGGTCCAAACTGAAGTGCCATAAGCAGGGTTTCCGACCTTTTGACCCTGCGGTGTGTTTAGTGCATTCAAAAAATCAACTATTACTAATTGATCATCAAACAGACTAAATTTTTTATTTGGATATAATGGGGTTACAACTGAGCCTGGTCCACCACTTAATCCCGGAGGAATTACCGACGGCTTTTGCTTGTTTGTAAAAAGTGTACTGAATCCTTTATATATAACCATTTTGCAATCTCACTTAAGTATATAGTTCTGCATAAGCTGCATCAACTGCAGTCTGCAAAGCAGAAATTTCATTTAACGTGTCTTTATAATCTCGCAATGCGTTAACTGCTTGCAGAGAATTTTCTCCATATGTTGCTTTTGCTTCACGCCATTTATTTCTATTTTCTGTTTTTAAAGCTTCTTGAACCTGTAGCTGTGCCCTTAGATCATTGTATTGTTCTAATATTTCTGCGTTGGGCGGTCTAGAATCTGCGCTATCTGAATAGGGTAATGCGATTCTACTATCTCCATAAATTTCTGTAGTTGCTGCTTTTATTGATGACCTATCTATTGTATCAGTAGCTGCTGTTGGCATTTTAGCTGGATTAGGTCCATTTGAGGCTATAGCTTTGCTTGCACTTTGTAGACTAGCCAACTCATCTGAAGGAACGCTAGCCACTGTAGAATTTACTAAGCTTTCTGTTGAAATTTGTGTAGGGACAGTTACGCCGGTGTAAGATGAACTTATGTTGTTGCTGATTGCATTATCTCCACCGTATAATCCACCTACTACTTCTCCTGTATTTTGTAAATTTTTACTGTTTAGCGCAGTTAAATTTTGTGGAGTTTTAGCTGCAAGTTTCGTGTAGCTATTTTTAATAGCTCCAAATACAGTTGCCGCTGCACCAACCACTGCAGAACCTATTGCAGCTCCAGTTGCAATTATTGATCCTACCATTGAACCAACTGGGCTAAGTACTTTTTCAGCCATATTTGCTGCATAATTTCCAGATGATATTGTTGAAGAAATAGCACCATTATTACTTTGACTAGACGGTGTAGGGCTGGATCCTGATGCTCCATTAACATAAGAAGCTACGGGGCCTATTCCAAATGCTGCTACTCCATTTACTAATCCTGCAATTTGTGTAGGGCTTTCTTTGCCAGTTATCACACCACTTCCCACCAACTGATCAAATCCGTTATTCATAAGTTGTACTTGAGTAGCCGTTTGAGCATTGCTTGCTTTATTATATGAACTTGCATTTGTTATGCCATCTTTACCTGTAAATAAATTTGGAGGTAGAGCTTGATCTAATGATTTATTATCTTGTATCAACTTATTAGCTACGCTACTTGAGCCGGGTTTAAGAACGCCCGCTTGCTCTAATTGATTTGGTGAATGGGCAAGTTTTCCTAATACGGCAGTTTTGCTACCATTGTTGGTTACTATTCCTCCGCCTGCTAATGCAGCTTGACCTTTTATTGGATCAGTTCCTGCTGAAACAGCTGCCTGAGACACAACTGTTGACGTAGTGTTTTTATCAAAATTACCCTTTGCTGATGTAGTATTAGGAACGGTAGCAGCTACTGATGGGGTCGTTACTTTTATTGGAACATTTGAACTTGCAGCGTTTGTAGCTTGCAATGGTGCTGAAGGGGTTGAGGGGAAATTGCCACCGGCACTTTCGTCAATCTCTACGTCAACTCCTTTGTTGGCATCTGTCCATGGCGTATGTGTGGGAACACGTGAGTTAACACTGGGTAATTTTGATGGTGCTGGCACCCAACCTTGTGTGTCATCAAAGAATGTATCAGAGTGCTGTACTACTGGTATCGGTTTAACTTCTGCTGGTACTGTCGGTGAGCTTCCTGTATTCAAATTAACTTTACTTCCATTAATGTATGTTACTGAATCACTTTTAAAAGATGAATTACTTTTAGATAAGAAACTCATAGATTGATCAACCTTAACAGTATGATTTTTTACTGTTTGTTGACTAAAATTCTCTCCAACCCTTACATTTGTATTTTTATCGCTAGTAACATTAATTTCTTCTGCGTAAATGTTTAATTGTTTTTTAGCATTAATGTTTATATTATTGTCAGCATGTAAATTTAAATCACCTTTGGTTCTTACATTAAAACTATTTGTTGCGTATATATCAACTGTTCCCTCTTTACCTAATTCAATATAACTTTGTCCATTACTATGAATAATAAAAAGAGTTTGTCCATCATCGCTCATGGTGATTTGATGTCCTGATGCACTACGCAACCTTATTAAATTGTTCTGTCCAAAAAAATCACCATCATCAAATACTAATGTGTGTCCACCTTTGCGTCCTATTAGTTTTGCTTGGTCAGTTGATGATGAATCAATATTTTTAGATATTTCTCCTTCACTAGCACCAGTTACACCTTTGTATATTGGTCTGCCTGGGGTTGAGATTCCAAATACTTGTGATGGGCTTTCTCTTGTAGAGCTACTTGTAATTGTGCCTCTAACGGAATCTCTGATTAATCCTTGTTGCCAAAGTTGTGCTGCTATAACTTTATGCACTGGTTTAGTTTTGTCATAAAATGTCGGTGTGTTATATAGTTTATTGTTCTGAACATTCATTTCAACTGTTGGTAAATTTGTAGCGCCACCAAATTTTTCTGATTCAGACTCATCCATAAAAACATCGTTTGTAGCCCCGATCGCAGGAACCATATGCGTTATGCCTGGTTGCGGAATACAACCTATATAGTATCCAAAATCTTTTTTTCCGTATAAGAAAATACAAACGACTTCTGTTCCGATATCAGGAGATGTAGCCCAAAAACCATATGAATGGGGATTTTCTAAAAAACTTCCGAATGAAGAATTGTTTGTTGTACTAGGTGCGTAATCCCCTGGTAAAAATCCATAAAAGGGTGACAAGTAGCTTACAGTGACCCATGAATTAGAGTCAGTTGGATCTAATGCACCAAAGTCTGCAATGTAAACTTTTATTCTTCCAGTTCTAATAGTATCAACATTTTGTTTTACGATTCCCTTTACTGCAAAAGGATACGAAATTGATCCTCCCGGATTAAGCTTATATTGTTCAGTGGTGCCAGAAGTTTTTATTACATTATCCATATTATACTGTTCTACCCTCTTGATTAACTCTTAAAAAATCGCTTACTAAAGTATCTGATTGTATTGAATCGTCATCTACTACTGTTAGTCCATTAAACGCTGCTTGTTGATTAAATGCGACACTTACATTGCTACCCACGGTTGATGCAGTAGGTGTTGCACTATTACCTGTAATCGTTGCAATAATAGATTGTTGTGTTTGTTCGTAGGTTGGTGTCTCAGTCGTTTCTTGTGTTTGCGGTGTTTCATTATTCGGAGCTTCTTGATTTGCAAAACCATAAGTATTAGTACCTAGTTGTTCAGCTTGATTGGTAGTTGTCTCTCTGCCCTCACTAGTAACTGCAGATTTAGGTTTTATATTAGGATCGCTCCATAATACTAAATCTAAATCCTGTGTGAATCTACCTTTACTAAATGAACTAACCACGCTTAATACCATATACACTAATCCACTAACTGACTTGTTATCTTTATAGGCATTCTGTGGAATAGATTCTGTATCATAGAATGTGATATTTTTATTAATACTTAATAATCCGGTGCTTATATTATAATCAGTTCCTTCATAAAAATTTATTTCAATAAAAATTTGTCCTCCAACTGGGTTAATAGCTAAGTTGTTAGTATAAGCCGCTTCTCTAGGAGTACTTGCATTGCTTGCAGTGCCAATTGAAGTCATCAAGTAATCTGGGTCTCCCATTATTTGTAATTTAGCTTTTATTTGATCTCCTGGGCTATACAAATTAGTTTTAATGCTTCCAACAGGAATTCCACCCTTAGAAGCTTTATTTTCCATAGAAATGTTTTTTGCACCTGGTACAACAGGAGTGTTTGCTAATCCATCGTTTGTTTGTTGTTTTTGATCATCAGACCCACCAGGTAAAAAATAAAGTGCGCTATATGATGTTTCAAAATTTAAGACTTCCGTGTTATTACCTGTAAAATAGTAATCATAAATTTTATAAGGACCATAATAATCCGTTTTGTTGGCAGGGTCAACAAATACTGATTTTAAATAAGGAACCTTATAAGGAGCTATATTATATGTTATATCAAATACATAATCATTTCTTAGTGAATCGTATCCTACAGGTTTAACTACTGGATTTATAGAATACCAATCTAATTTACTTGCTCCTTTATTACCTTGTTTTGGTTTATCATCAAGTACACCATCTTCTGTATAAACTGTGTCTAATGCTTTATATACATATTCGCTTTGCAAAATTGTATTGTCAATAAATTTTGTCAATGTTATTCCGCCTGCAACAGCTAGTGTTCTAGTATTTGGATTGTATGATAAATTTTTTCTACTGTCTTTACCACTTATTTTACTACTGTTAGTTGGGGTGCCCATAACAGCTTTCTCTTTATCATACCTATCTTCTGATGTGAGTCTAGCAAATTTAATGGTGTCAGCAATAACGATATTATATTTGTTAGCGTATTTGGCTTGTCCGTTACTAACTAATTGTTGCTCACGCTGATTCAAAAGCTGTACTATACCCTTTGCGTTTGGATTATCTGCTTCTGCCTCATTACCAATTAAAACTTCACCTACTGTTGTACCTGAAACTTCCCTATCTTCAGGTATCATATTTCTTTTGACACCGTATGCCTCTTGGATAGACAACACCGCAGCTTTTACAGTGTAAACTGTACTCTTGCCATCTAAACGAAATGAAAAGTCAGTTATAGTAAGTGGGAAAAAACTTACATTGCTTCCAAAATTAGAACCAATTCCTCCAGAATCTTTGTTAGAATAGCGGCCTGTTTCTACACCCCCAATACGCTCTAGTACTTTTTCACCTGCATCATTGTATCCCGTAAAACTAACTGCTAATACGTAGAATTGTTTGACCCCATCTTTATTATCTCTAATGCCTGGCAAACTGCTGTTTAATGCAGTCTCAAGCGCACGTTGTTTCAACACGCTAGTAAAGCTGAACCCCATTGGTTCATATATTTTAAATTCAAAGTTAATAGAATTAGTTGGAGCCTCCATTGATTTTGGATTACAAAATGTTTTAAAAGTTAAATCATCTATAAAATATTCTGCATTTTCATTTATCCTTGGAGCATCTCCTTCCTGTGGGCTTCCACCTGATTCTGCAACAGTGTAAAAGCCTTCTTGGTTACCAATGTATGTCATACCAGATTCTATAAATCTAATATATGCTTCTGCAGTTACCATATAGAGAGTCAATTTGTAGGTGAAGGAAGCATACTGACCTAAGGGATTACTTGGTCTACCTTTATAAAGAGCAACTAAATAATCGCTGTCAGTTTCACCAGTAACTTCGATGGGTCTAGTACCAACTGTTTCACCTGTTGGTGCGTACCCATCATCTTGTGCTTGATTTTGATCTGCCATGTTATATACCGTACGCTGCTGTTAATGTTTCTTGCTGAGGTAAATAAATTCCTACTCCAGTTACGAAATCAAAAAGTGGATCTTGCAGTCTATTAGGATTGCGTTGAGCAAATACCCACCAAAGAGATGGGTTGCCATATAAGTCGTAGGCTAACAAATCAGGGCGTAAATTATAAGTAGGAGTTATTTCCCAATAAATGTCACCTGCTTTTTTAGGTAGTGGTCTATCTACCATAATATCTAAAAATTGATTGTTAACTAGGCTTGTCAAGTAATAAGGGCTTGTTGTTGGATATAACATTACCAAATTCCTCCTCTATTTGATCTATAAGTTCCAACAGATAATCTACCAGTAGCATATTCTTTTACACTAAAGTCGTTAGCCATTGCTGATCTAGAAATTATTGGTATGCACCCAAGACTAATTTGTATCTTTGTTGGCACATAGGTTGGATCAGATACATCACCCCTTTGAAATTCAGGTCTCGTTGATTTTGCTCCAGGTGATAGTCCCGCATTTTTAAGTCTAAAAAATGATGATAATAGTGTACCTATTGAAGAACCACCTGATATATTTTTTGGTATATTAGTTTGACCTTCAATGTTTTGTCCTCCAGTATTACTAATTACGCCAGCCTTTATGTAATCAACATCATTAGGTAATGAGTATGAAAATGAAGTTATAGCAACTGGATGATAATTAAATTGATATCTACCAAACCCTGAAAGATAACATAATGGGGGCGGTGTGCCTCTTATAGGATCCTCATCTCTACCATAAAACATTTTTGTTACAGATTTGAAAAAGTGTATTACTGCAAGCAAGTAATTTGCCTCATGCGTATCTTGAGCAGTGAAGTCTCCTGTAATGTTTATATCCCCCACATTACTATTTTTATATTGGTAAATTCTATAATTTGTATGTGCTAAATCTGTTGGTTCGTAATTTGCATTGTAAGAGACTGCTACCTGTGGCACATAGGGGAATATAACACCCTGTGTCGTTTGTAATGGATTTAAAATATGTGCTGCATCTCGGGCGTCAGGATCGTTGTACAGGTAATTTGATCCAGGTGCAAGACTTATCCTAAATCTCCAGTCTTGCGTAGCTAAAAACTGTGCCTGATCTCTATTAACGCCCTGTTCTTGTGTAGTTATAAGCCCACCAAGGTTTACTCCAGCTGCTGGTTGATCTAATGGTGCTGGATTAAGATTTAATGGTCTAGCAAATTCGTTGACTGGTTCTGTATTAGGATTAATATTAGCACTTGAACTAACTCCGTTTGGTAAATCACTTAAATTAGATTCTCCCAAATTAAGAGGACGATTAAATTCCGAAGTAACAGTTTGTTGTGGGGACGGTACAGGAAAATTTGCTGCTGTAACAAGCGTTCCGGACGGCGCAAATAACGTAGTATTCACATTACTAGGAGTCGGATTTTGAATCAAAAACCCAATAGGAGACGATTGGTAGTACCCCTGTTCTAAAGCCGAAATTCCAGCTTGGTTAAACAGTTGTGCTTGACTTAAATTAGGACTAGCCTGACGTAACTCGTTGTAGGCCTGAGCTTTATCAGCATCAAATCCATTGACAAATGCCATATATTTTTCCTCTTATTTTAATATTTATCGCTAAATAATATGACGTTTTTTACCTTTTCTTTTGAAAAGGCTTGCATTTCCCCCATCTTCACTGTTACAATAGTAGCAACTTAACCCAACTAACTTATGACAATAACACCAAAAAAGCCAGTAAATTACTTAAACAATAAAGACATTCTCAAAGAAATACATGCTAGTAAAAACACATATTGCACATATTTGGATAAAAATACTGATCACAGGTATGATTTTATCGTAGATATGCCACATGCTAGTATTGAAGAAAGTCTAAAATATGCACTAAAACCTAAAATTATAAAAGAAGCAAAAGAAACTAGAGCAGCTAGACTTAGCATAGAAACTGGGGAAACAGTAAATCCAAAAAAGATTCCTAATTCCGATCTAGTGTTTAGAGTTATGACATGGGATCATGTGCCAGTTGCCCCAAAACAGCCTAGAAAAGTTGAAAAGAAAAAATCAGCAAAAGATATTTTTGAGTTTGAAGATACGGCTGAGGACATACTAAGTGAACTAGAAGATCCTTCATCAAAGGATGAAGTAGACGATATGGTTCATGTACGTGTAAATTTCCCACCATTTCAACATTTTCGTATGGATGAAAATAAGACATTTCATTGCATAGGAAAAAGTCATTGGGAAGGGGATTTAAAAACAGGGTCTTTCAACAAAGACCACGGCAATATCACAAATAAATTAGCACGTATGTACATCATGCTCTGTGAAAAATACGCAATGAAATTTAATTGGCGTGGATACACTTACAATGATGAGATGCGCAATAGTGCCATTCTTCAGTTGACATATGTTGGGTTACGGTTTAATGAAGCCAAATCAGCAAATCCTTTTGCGTATTACACAGCCGCAATAACTAATAGCTTCTGTAGAGTGTTGAACTCTGAAAAGCGCAATCAAAACATTCGTGATGATATATTAGAAATTAATGGGTTAAACCCAAGTTGGAGTAGATTAAGCAGTGCAGGATTCTCTACTTACGAAGAATAACCGTTTGCATTGTTTATCGTTTTATTAGTTGTTATAATGATTACATGACAAAATTATTTAACAAGGCAGCGGTATTTACGGATATACATTTTGGATTAAAGAGTAACAGTCTGCAGCACAATCAAGACTGTGAAAAGTTCGTAGATTGGTTTATCTCTCAAGCAAAGAAAGAAGGGTGTGAGACTTGTTTCTTCTTGGGAGATTACAACCATCATCGTGCAAGCATTAACATCCATACCATGCAATATGGTCTTAGAGCATTGGAGAAATTAAATGACAACTTTGATAGGGTCTTTTTTATTCCTGGTAACCACGATCTTTATTACAGGGATCGTAGGGATATTCATAGTGTTGAGTGGGCTAAACATTTACCGAATGTTGAAATAGTAAATGACTGGTTCATTACTAAGGATGTAGTAATTGCTCCTTGGCTTGTGCAGGAAGATTGGAAACGATTACAAAAGTTAGGTGGCAAATATTTGTTCGGTCATTTTGAGCTTCCAAAGTTCTATATGAATGCTATGGTTGAGATGCCTGATCATGGTGAATTAAATGATGCACACATGCATGGCTTTGAAAAAGTTTTCACAGGACATTTTCATAAACGTCAAGCACGTAATAATGTATGGTATATAGGCAATGCCTTTCCACATAACTATGCAGACGCAGGAGATGACGCACGTGGTATGATGATACTTGAGTATGGCGGTGAGCCTGAGTTTCATAGTTGGCCAGATCAACCACGTTATCGTGTCTATAAACTAAGTGAAATATTAGAAAATCCTGCAGGATTACTATTGAAAGATTCTCATATAAGAGTTCATTTAGATATAGATATAAGTTACGAAGAAGCTAATTTTATTCGTGAAACGTTAATCCCACAACATGGATTGCGTGAAATGGCACTGATACCAATGAAGGTTGATCAATTAAACAATGACGCAGCTATTGGTGAATTAAAGTTTGAATCAGTTGATCAGATTGTGTTGGATCAAATTAGTGCAATTGAAAGTGACTTTTATGATAAAAAGTTATTGTTGGACATTTATAGAAATATATGATACAATTAAAAAATATAACCCTACGTAATTTTTTAAGCATAGGTGCTGTTACTCAAGCAGTAAACTTTGATCGTACTGATCTGACACTTATTTTAGGTGAGAACTTAGATTTAGGTGGCGACGGTGCAAGAAATGGCACCGGTAAGACTAGTTTAATTCAAGGATTATGTTATGCATTGTTCGGTAGTCCTATCAATAATATTCGCAAAGATAACTTAGTCAATCGTACCAACGGTAAGGCCATGATGGTTACACTTGAGTTTAGTGTGAACGGTATTGATTATAAGATTGAGCGTGGTCGTAAACCAAACGTACTACGTTTCTATACCAACAATGAGCAGACAAGTAAAGACGATGCTCAGGGTGAGAACAAAGAAACACAAATAGCAATTGAAAAAGTTATTCACATGAGTTTAGATATGTTCAAGCACATTGTTGCATTGAACACTTACAGTGAACCTTTTTTGGCTATGAAGGCAAATGATCAACGAAATATTATTGAGCAGTTGCTTGGCATTACACTATTAAGTGAAAAAGCCGAATCAATTAAGCAATTAATTAAAGATTCTAAAGACAATATTCAACAAGAAGAATTTAAAATTAAAGCAATTGAAGAAGCCAACAAAAGGGTCAAAGAACAAATAGAGTCACTAAAGCGTAGACAGACCCTTTGGAAGCAGAAGCATGAAACTGATACCAATGCATTGATGAATCAATGGTTAGAACTACATGATGTAGATATTGCCAGTGAACTGCAAGCACATAAAGACCTAGCAGTTTATAACAACAAAGTAAAAGAAAAGGCTGATTTACAAAAATGGCTCACAAGCGCAGAACTAGCGTTGGGAAAAGAATCAAAACAATTAGAAAAATTAAAATTAGAAGTTGAGAAATTAAAGAAACACGAATGCTATGCATGTGGTCAAACCATGCACGATACTAAACACGAAGAAGTTTTATTAGGCAAAGAAAAAGCATTACAAGAATCAGCGTTGCAAGTTTTAACTACTAGCGGAGAAATAGAAACACTAACAGGGCAAATACAAGATATTGGTGATGTAGGACAAATGCCTAAGTGCTTTTATGATACAGAACAGCAAGCATTTGAACATGCAAACAAGATGACAAATCTTGAAGAAATTATACGAAAGAAAGCGGAAGAATCTGATCCATATTCTGAGCAAATAGCTGAGATGGAAAATCAAGCACTACAAACAATTGATTTTGATGCTATCAATAGAATTACTAGGACTATGGAACATCAAAAATTCTTGTTAGACTTATTAACTAGCAAGGATAGTTTTGTTCGCAAAAAGATTATAGATCAAAATCTAAGTTATCTAAATGGTAGGCTTACCAACTACTTAGACAAATTAGGATTACCGCATCAAGTTGTATTCTTAAATGATTTAAGTGTAGAAATTACAGAACTTGGTCGTGAGTTAGACTTTGATAACTTGTCCCGCGGTGAGCGTAATAGATTAATCTTAGGATTAAGTTTTGCTTTCCGTGATGTATGGGAAAACTTATACGTTCCAATCAATACATTGTTTATTGACGAATTGATTGATAGTGGTCTTGATACAATGGGCGTTGAAAACAGTATTGCAATTTTAAAAGATATGTCACGCAGACGACAAAAATCAATTTGGTTAGTCAGTCACCGTGAAGAATTAGCAGGACGGGTACCTAGCGTACTAAAAGTTATTAAAGAAAATGGTTTTACAAGTTATAATACTTCAGTGGACGTAGAATGAAATCAACATTATATTTAGATATGGACGGCGTAGTAGCCGATTTTGACAAGTACGCATTTCATGCGATAGGTGCTATGCCTAGTGGTGGCATTTATCCTGATGATAAATGGGATAAATTAGCATTAAACGAAAGATTGTATAGAGACTTAGACAAGACACCCTATGCTGATGAACTCGTAGATTTTTGTCGTGAGTTTGCATGGAACAAATATAATTTTTACTTTTTAACTGCAGTTCCAAAGAATAATGATTTACAATGGTCATTCTATGATAAGGTGTTATGGGCTACTAAACATTATCCTGGTATTCCTGTTATGTTTGGGCCATATAGTAAAGACAAACATGAACATTGTCAAATTGGTGACATACTAATAGATGACAGAACTAGCAACATAGAAGAATGGCGTGCGGTAGGTGGTATTGGCATCCTTCACAAAAACTTTACGGACACAATTGAAGCACTAAAAAATATACAAGACTAAGGACAATGATAAGTAAAAACATGCCTTCACCACAAAAAGCAAAAGGATCTGGATTTGAGCGAGAGATAGCTAAATATCTCAGCGATTTATACGGCGAGAGTTTTATTCGTGCGCCTGGATCTGGAGCTTACATTGGAGGCAAAAATCAAAATCGCACACAAATTCTACATGAAGGACAAATTCGTAGCTTTAAGGGTGACATAGTACCCGGCGAGAGTTTTCCAAAATTCAATGCGGAATGTAAATTCTACAGCGATTTTTCATTTCATTTGTTACTTAGTGGAGAACATAAAGTACTTGATAGTTGGTTAGAACAGTTACTAGCTGTAGCTGATCCAGGTGATTTAAACATATTGTTTATGAAGTTTAATCGCATAGGTCGTTATGTAGCAGTTCAATGTCAACTAACTTGGATTACTGATAACTTTTTCTTTTATGGAAGTAAAAAGTTTGGTGATTGGTACATTATGGAATTTGACACATTTATGGCACAAAACAAAGATATTATTAAATCTTACTCAGGCAAATCAATAGACACCACGTCAGCAGATTCAATTTTAACAATACAAATTTAAACAATTAGACGACCGAGTTGTCGGTCCTCCTTGAGGACGTACAGGTAGTGCTGTGCTGACGGATCTGGAGTATGCTTAGGAGTGATCCTAAGGAACACCGACAGGGCAATCGTGTGGAGCGAACCCTGAATGAGTACATAGTTAACTTTGTCTTGCGACTATGTAACATGCGTTGCTGAGATGAATAATCTCACTACAGTCCCAATAAACCTTACAGAGCAACCGGTGGCACATAGCAGCGAAAGGGCTAGTTATGTGGGGAATAGACAACATGGGTGACGGTCATGGCAAGTACCTTTACCATTGGTAGTGCTGAATAGCACTACCATGGCTTCTAATCGGCAATATCTAAATAATAATAATCCCGAGTATATGAACGAACGAAGTGAGTGAATAACGAAGGGATTAGATGAACGAAGTTCATCTTAAAAGAATGGAATGTTTGTTTTCTTTGTTGTTTCTAGATTTTCTTCAATGATTTCATTTAATGAACCTATTTCAGTAGGACTCATATTTAATACATCTGTATAACTAACTGACCCGCGCATATACCAAGCTATTCGTTGTGCATTTTTCTTAATAGCTTTACACTCCTTTTCCATTCCGTCTATCAGCTTCCCAATACCTTCGGAGTCAAGGTATAGAAGCCTTAGACGAAAAAATCACTGACGTTTAATGTAAACATTTGTTCGTAATCATGACCGCATCCAGAACATTTAACCTCTAGTGGTTTCATCTGCGTAGTTTCTCTTAGGCTAAGGCTTTTCTCTTTAATTTTCTCAACGATTCTTTTATCTGCATTTTGTAAGAAATCTAAAATATATGCCTTTTCAGTCACTGTAAATTCAGTGCTTGAAATGGATGCTATCGTGCTTGCAATAATGTCTAAGGTACTTAATGCTATGGTTTTATACAAATCACTTGATTTTTTATCACGTTCAGGGGTATCTTCCATACTAGTGATCATAGTCAATGCTTTTTGTATTTCAAACTGTCTTATTGCGTTTTCAGTCAATTCTTTATAATTCAGTGGTCTAAACTTAACTTGTAAGTCACCCATTGTGATTGGATTGCTATAATCTCCTGCTACAAAATTGTTAAGGATAAAAGACAGATTGATTCCATACTTGAAATCTTCATCACATTTTGGGCAATGTGTCTCAATATCCATGTCATTTCCGTTAGTAGCAATACGCACAGCAACAAGTATCGCATCCAAATCAGTGCTACTGATTTTCCATGGGTCACGGATTGCAGGCACGCAACTTCGGATAATGTCTGCTACAGCAGTTCCATTATACAAACTATCAGGGGTTTTGCTAGTAATCTCATCAATAGCAGTCATTGGATAAATTGGTATCTCTCCGTTATCAGGTATTGAAATAACATCCGGGGTATAGTCTACGCCCTTGCTGGGAAGCTTCAAATAAATGCTTGGTCTACGGAAATACTGCTTTAACGGGTTGTTTTCTATTGACATACTTTCTCCAAAAGTGTGATTTTTAGTAAACTAAATACTAACATGATATTTAGAACCATTCTTTATGGAGGAATTATTCTTTGGATGACGCACAACTAAGAGCAGAACTTTCAAAACTATCTGACGCTGCGGATAGATTATCCTCGCAGAGTGACGCCACAGCGGGGCTTTTTGAGAGAGTTGGTAAGTCAATGGGGATGTCTGCTGAAAGCATCTCTAATACAAGTTTTGCAATGAAACAAATTGGTAGTGGGATAGTTTCTTTCAATAGAGCAATCTCATCTAGTGAGATTACCTTCTCCAAATATAACACAACTGTTACTCAAGTTACAGGTGGACTTGGCGGCATTTTCGCAAATTTTGGTCCTCTTGGAAAAGCGTTAGGTGCTGTCACCGAAGTAGTAGGTGATTTGGTTGGGTCAGTATTTAAACAAAACGATCAATATTTAAGTGCATATGATACACTTGCTAAGTTTGGTTATGCAGGTGAGGGAACAGCAGATAGCTTATTTGATATAACTAAAAACACAGGGTATTTGGGCGATCAATTAACTGATTTAGTATCAATTACTACTGGGTTAGGTACTGATTTAACTGGATTAGGATCCACTGCAGGGCAGGGTATTAAAACTTTTTTTGATATTGCCACAATAAGCAAAGAACAAAGAGCAGCTTATATACGGTTAGGTTACTCACAAAAAGAAATAACACAAAATCAAGCAGATTATATTAAACAGCAAATTAAACTTGGAGGCTTACGAACTAAAGATATAACTCAATTAAGAGAACGCAGTCTTAACTATAGCAAACAGCTTATGGAGTTAGCTGCATTAACTGGTCAAACTCCTGAAGCAATTAAGGCAAAACAACAGGACGCTCTAAAAGATTATGCCTTTAATATGTCAATAAGAGAAGAGGCTAAAAAATCAGGCAAGGACGAGGAGGAAGTTAGAAATAGAATATTAGCTGGATTAACTCAAGTTGACGAAGCTTTTGGTGAAGATACCAAAAAAGGTTTTATGGATCTATTTGCACGTGGCCCTGCAGCACAGAGTGATGAAGCTCAGGCTATGCGTATGGTAGCAGGTGATTCAATATATAAGTGGATGAAACAGTACAAAGACGGTACAATTGATATAAACGAATTTAATAGGCGGTATAGGGAAGCAAATAACAACTTTAATGAAGAAATGGGTAAAGCTGCAATAATGAGTCAAGAGTTTGCAGACAAAGCTAAAGTAAGTGCTGAACGAAATGCTTCAAATTCTAAAGAATTTAACTCTGAACGTGAAAAAATAATACAAAATCAAGTTAAATCACAAATGGTTCCAAAAGAGGGTGGAATCAAAGAAACACAAATTAAACTGATTGAAACACAACTTGAAGTACAAACAGCATTTCAAACACTAGTTAAATTAATTGCAGATTATGTTAATCCTGCATTCACTTATTTGTTAAAAGGATTAGATCAACTTACCCAAGGACTAATGTCAACATTATCACATTTAGGTGTTGTTGATGCTGACTTCCCGTATATGTTTAAAGACGCTGGTGAGCTTAATAAAATTTTATTAGAGAAACAGGGTAGACTTGTTGAATTACAGAAAGATAAAGAAGTAACTACAGGTCTAGAAGCGGCAGGCGTTGATTTAAGTAAACCAGCAGATGCAGTAAAAAAGGCATATGTTGATCAACAAATAAAATTACAAGAAAAAGAAATAGATGCACTTAAAAAACGACTAAAAGCATTAACAGGCAGTGATAGACCTACTATTTCTGCACCAGTCTCAACTAGTGGTAGTGCTAACGGAACTGGTGGAGGAGACTTCTCAACGACTAACAATTTAAATTTTGGAATATCGTCGGGGTCTACGGAAGGCTATAATGGATTTTTAGGTGATCAACTTCAAGCAGTGGTTCCATTACCTGATGGTAAAAGTATACCGGTTAGTTTTAAAAATTTACCTAGCGAATTATTAAGTAAACGACAGAATCCTTTATCACAAAGTGATAACATAGCTGGCTTACTAAGTGGATACGCATCATCAATGGTTAGTAATTTAAATCAAACAAATACAGTAAGTTTTAATCAAACCACTGATAATCAAAGTGGCATTATTGATTTGATATCAAGTAAAATGGATACACTTTTGGATAACATCTCTAAAAATAATCAGTTACAAAATGACATGCTAGTATATTTAAAGAGATAATTTATGGCAGATAACGCATCAGATTCAGTGCAAGAAATTACCTCTGCTCTAAAGAGGTATAACAATGCCGTTAGTTCAATGGGAAATTCCTCACGGGGATTGAAAAGCGCACTTGATAGTTTAAAAGATGCTGTTGGGTCTACTACTACGGCGTTGTTATCAAGTGACGCATCATTTACCAAATGGTCAAAATCTGTTGAGGATTCAACAAAGTTTTTAAAACGTACCGCAATATTTTCTCTTGAAAAATTACCTGGCACAAGATTTGCAGTAGAAACTTTAATTGCATCAGCTAAAGGATTAGTAACAGCAGTTCTTGAAAGCAACGATGCACAAGTTCAAGCATTTGATAATGCTTCAAGATTTGGAGTAGGAGTAGGAACAAGTGTAGAAGGATTGACTAAAATAACCAATGAAGCAGGATTTTGGTCAAAAAATAATGCAGGTTTAATTAAATCATATGAAAAATTAGGCACTAAATTAACTGGGTTAGGAGAAACATCTAATTTAGGAGCAAAAGAATTCAGTAAAATTGTAAGAACAGGTGATGGTGTAGTTAGCGAATTCATGAGGTTAGGAGTTAGCCAAAATGATTTAGTTACTTTACAAGCTGACTATGTATCAATGTCACAAAATTTAGGATCAAAATATGCAAAAAATGATGAAAAAATGAGAGATGAAAGCCGAGCATATGTAACTTCACTTGTTGGTCTATCAAGATTAACTGGAGATAGTATTACAGAAATATCGGCTAGAATCGCAGATCAAGCTAGAGATTCACGATTTGCAACAAGATTACTTCAGCTAAGAAAAACAGCACAAGGTAAACTTCTAGCAGACAAATATTCAGAGACTGAAGCTATTTCAAAAACATTCTTTGGACCTGAAATGGCAAAAGCAGTAAGAGATTTTCTTGCAACTGGAACTGCAACTACTAGAGAGGGAGAGGCATTATTAGCGCAAACTAAGGGAAAAATATTTCAATATAAAGCAGATTTAGATGCAGGAAGAATTACAACACTAGAGTTTAATCAATTAATTGGAAAATCTGCCAAAGAATTTGAAAAACAAAATAGAAAATCATTAATACAAAGTACAGATTTTCAAACTAAAACTCTCACTAGCATTCAAGTGTTGGAAGGTGCTGACAAATTAGAAAGTGCTAGAAGTTTAAAAGACATTAATGCAGAAATAGAAGCTTATAAAAAAGGACAAAAAAACGGAGAAAAGGTTAACGATGCATTAAAGGATGTGCAAATCGCAAACTTTGAATTAGCTCAAAGCACCGGACTAGCACAAGACAAACTCGTTGCCCTAATACAAGAACCGGTGAATGGAACATTAAGAAAATTAGCAGATTTTGTAAAACAAACAGCAATTGGTACTATCAGATTAGGTGCATGGATGTTGGGCTTAGATAGTAGCAAAATTGATGAAGCATTAGTAGCATTAGGTGACACATCACAAATTAAAGATTATATTAAAAATTTAAATCAATCAATAAATGAAACTGATAACCAATTAAAGGCTCAACAATCGTTTGCTAATATACAAAAAGAAAATGAAAGAAAATTGCAGGCAGCAATACAAAAACAAAAACAACTTCAGGCTAAAATTTCAGAATCTCCTGCAGATAAAGCTAAATTATCCGGTGAGTTAGCGGCAACGGATTTAGAAATAAGAGAATATCAAGAAAATATCAAAACTAATAAAAGAGAAGAAAAAGAAAAATTTGGGCAAACATCTGATGAATTGCAAACCAAACGTGAAGATTTAATTAAACGTAAGAAAGTTGCTGAAGGTCAACAAGCAGAAAGTGACCGTGCTGAAACAAGAAAATCAACGGCATACAAAACTTACATTGATGGTAAGGGTTCAGATTATGAGCGTTGGACTCAAGTAAAACCTGATTTCCAACAAAAAGTTCTATCAATGGCTCAAAAATATTTTGAATTAACTGGTAAAAAATTACAGATTACAAGTTCATATCGTTCAGACGAAGAACAGTTAGACATGTACAATGAGTGGCGTGCAGCAGGCGGGAGATACCCACATGAAACAAATCCAAATCCTAAAGTTAAAACCAGTAAATATGGTTGGTTGTATATGCCGTCAAAATCACCTGGTGGACATGGAAGAGGCACAGCAGTTGATATTAATCAAGATCAATTAGATTGGTTAGAAAAAAATGGATTGCTAGATGAATATAACTTGCGCAGACACTATCCTATAGCAGACGATCCAGTACATATAATGCCAAAAGCAAAGATGGGCGGCATCTTTCAGGGCGGAGACTGGATGGACTTGCATGGTACAGAAGCAATACTGCCATTTAACGGTACTATACCTATTGAACTAAAGCAGTCTGGAAACATGAATGATTTTTCTAACGTGAGAAGCACTATCACGAAACCAAAGATTAATACTCCCACAGCTTCTGCAAAACCAAAATCAGATGAACTTGCTACTGTTTTACTTGATAAAATAGACAGTCTTACCCGCAAAATATCAGAAAGTAACAGCATTTACAGTGACATTAAACTGTACATGAGCAATTAATACTAAATACTAATCATGGCATATAAAAAACGTTTTTCTACTGTAAACACTACAGGTCAACTTAGTCCTATTTCAGGCAATAACAGTAATACTGGTTCTTGGAACGGTGCTGGCTATAACAATGAACAAACTGGTGGCTGGAACAACGATCAATTTGGGTACAAGAATTACATGAGTAGACTTCCAGAAGTCTACACTGGTCACCCAAATCGTGTTGAGCGTTACAATCAATATGAAATGATGGATGTAGACGCTGAAATTAATGCTTGTTTGGACATTATTGCAGAGTTTAGTACACAGAGGAATGAACATAATAATACACCATTTAGTCTAGAATTTAAAGAAGATCCAACTCCTCACGAAGTAGAATTATTAAAAAAACAGTTACAGCAATGGTGTAAACTCAACGATTTTGACAATCGTATATTTAAAATTTTTAGAAATACCGTAAAATACGGAGATCAGTTTTTTGTTAGAGACCCAGAAAATTTTAAATTATATTGGGTAGATGCAACTAAAGTAGGTAAAGTTATCGTCAATGAAAGCGCAGGAAAAGAACCTGAACAGTATGTCATTAAAGACATTAACGTAAACTTACAAAATCTAACAATAGCAGCAAAGACTACAACGGATTTTCAAGCGCAGCCACCAACAGCAGGATACAGCGCACCATACAGTTATACAGTACCAAATGAGCCATATGGTACTACAGGAAGCAGATTTAGTTTAGGACAAAATGAAGCAGCAATAGATGCTAAACATGTGGTTCATCTAAGTTTGACAGAGGGTTTAGATAGATATTGGCCGTTTGGTCAAAGCATTTTAGAGAGTATTTTCAAAGTTTATAAGCAAAAAGAACTATTAGAAGATGCTATTTTAATCTATCGTGTATCACGTGCACCTGAACGTAGAGTGTTCAAAATTGACGTTGGAAACATGCCAAGTCATATGGCTATGGCTTTTGTTGACCGTGTTAAAAATGAGATTCATCAACGTAGAATACCTACTTCTCAGGGAGGCTCTAGCGTATTAGATGCTACATATAATCCGTTAAGTATTAACGAAGATTACTTCTTCCCAACCACTGCTGATGGAAGAGGTAGCACTGTAGAGATGCTACAAGGTGGACAAAACTTAGGCGAAATTGATGACCTAAAGTACTTTAATAATAGATTAGCACGTGGATTACGTGTTCCTAGCAGCTATTTACCAACTGGTCCTGATGATGGTCAAGTACCATTGAATGATGGTCGTGTTGGAACTGCAATGATTCAAGAGTTCCGTTTTAATCAATATTGCGAAAGACTACAGAATTATATCGCTCAAAAACTAGATGATGAGTTTAAGTTATTCTTACGTTGGAGAGGATTTAATATTGACAGTGGTCTGTTTAATATTAAATTTAATGCTCCACAAAACTTTGCAGCATATCGTCAAAGTGAGTTAGACAAAGATCGTGTTGCAACATTCCAAACAATGGAAGCATTCCCATACATAAGCAAGCGTTTTGCATTACAAAGATTCTTAGGATTGACTGAAGAAGAAATAACAGAAAATGAACGTATGTGGGAAGAAGAACGTGAATCTGAAGTCACAGACGATGCAAAAGGTAGTGATCTACGTAGCATTGGTATCAGTGCAGGTGACATAGATACTGATTTAGAAACAGCAGAAGGTATGGGTGATCAGGAAGGGTTACCCCCACCTGAAGTAGCTCCTGGCGTCGCAGGACCTCAAGCAATGCCCGGTGGTGGAGTCCCAGCAGCAGCGGCTCCGGCCCCAGCTATATAATTATTATCCAGTTTTTAGTAGAGCGATATTTTTTCGTTACTAACCTACTAACGCTACTTTGATCTAAATTGTACTTAATACGTAATTCATATTGTGTACAAGTAATGCATTCACCTGTAACTTGATTGAAAAAGGTATATCTCTTATTGTCTAAGTTAGGGTTAGCTGCTCCCTCATACTTTCCTTTTTTAGACTGACTCATTTTAATCCTAGTAGTAGCGGATTTGTGTATGCCCTTCATTATTTCTGATTGATGTTGTTTCTGTTTATTTGATTGTGCCCTACCAAACATTGGATTTCTAGTTCCCTTTCTATCATCTGATGACGGTCCTTCCCCACCCTCAGTCTTGTTTCTCAGTATACCTGTCTTTAAGTCCTTCCTTCCGTACCACTTGATATATCTACGTTCTAGTGCAAATGCACCTACATCAGTAAGATTTGCTTCTAATATTGTAATTTTAGATTGGTTTTTGGGTATAGAAACGCTATGGTTCTTATCCCATGCTCTTTGTTTTGTTCCTTTTCCTATATAATAAGGACTCCCATCATTGCGCAAATAGGCGTAAACGTAGTATCCTGCAGGAGGGTGAAATTTTGAATAAATAGTCATGCTGATGCTCCTTTAAAGCGTTAGAGTAGTTGGGTCTGCTAACCGCGAACTACACTATTATTTATTAAATTTTAAATAAATAGTTGATAAGGATACCAAATGAAACTTTTTGAAATGTTTAATCCAGCGGTACCCGGTTATCAAGATACTGAATCTGATAACAGTAAACCTAAATGGAAAGAGACCCGCAAAACAAAACTAACATTACGTCAGATTAGAAAATTACGTAAAATGCTTGATGTTAGAAATTTTGAAAAGGCAAAAAATTTAGAAAAAGTCCGAAAACAATATAAACCACCCGCACAGCCCGCAGCATAAAGCCCTATATTCTACAAAAAAACGTAAAAAAATAGCACATTTTGTGCTGTTTTTTTATATACCCAATAAATAACTATTACAAAGCCATTTCTAAAGGAGAAATTTACAATGGATAACAGAAAATTTGAACAACTTATTGAGTTAATTATCAATGAGAACGAAGAACAAGCACGTGCATTATTTCACGATATAGTGGTTGAAAAATCAAGAGAAATATATGAGTCAATAATGGACGAAGAAGCAATGGCAGAAGACATGTCCGGTGGCCTTCTAGATGAAATTGAAGCTGATGTAATGTCTGACGAAGAAGGCATGGCTGAAGCCGATGATGAATTTGCTGATATTGAAATTGATGACGAAGAAGGTTTCAGTGACGAAGAAGAATCCGAAGACCTAGAAGATCGTGTTGTTGACCTAGAAGATAAACTAGATCAATTAATGGCAGAATTTGAAGAAATAATGGGTCATGAAGATGATATGGACGACATGGACGACGAAATGGGCGACATGGGTGACATGGACGACAGAGACATGATGGAAGCTGCAGATGACGATGAAGAAGATGTCACTGAAGCTAAAGAAGATGACGAAGAATCTGTAGAAGAAAGCCTTGAAGAATCTGTACAATTAAATAAAGTACCAGGTTTGTATGACAGCAAAATTGGTGGTGATAACGGCGCACAATCAAAGAGCCCAACACTAACAAAGCCAAAAGTTACACAAACAGGTGCTAAGCCAGTTAATTTCAGCGGCGAAAGCTCAACAGGTGGAACAAAAGGTGGATTAGCAAGTCCTGACACTAAAGATGTTGAACATGCTAGTCAGTGGAGAAATCGCCCATCACAAAAAGGCATGAACTTAGAAAAAGCTCCTAAGCCAGTACATGGTGATAATGGATCTAATACTAAGAGTCCACTAGGTGAATCTAAAGCTTCAGTTAAGAAGCGTATTAAGTAATAGGAACTCTAAAGCAAATGGCTTTGTATCTTAGAGAGAATCTAACGTTTGACCGTGCAAATTTGGTCGTTGAAAGCGTTAGTGACGGGGAAAACAAGAAGTCCCTTTACATGAAAGGGATCTTCATTCAAGGTGGGGTAAAGAACGCTAATGAGCGTGTTTACCCTGTCGAACAAATTGAATCTGCAGTCGAACAACTCAATGAACAAATTATGAATGGCAACAGTGTTTTAGGTGAAGTTGACCATCCAGACGATTTAAAAATCAATTTAGACCGTGTAAGTCACATGATTACTAATATGTGGATGGACGGCCCTAATGGTTTTGGCAAATTAAAAATATTACCTACTCCAATGGGAGAACTTGTTTCTACTATGTTACAGAGTGGTGTAAAACTAGGTGTTAGTA